ACCGATGCCCATGACGACGGCTCCAGCAGCGGCGTAGCTCGAAGGTTCTTTAAATCTGTCAATGATCCATTTCATAATTAATCCTCTGGTGGCGGTGGTGGTGGCGGTTCGCTCTCACGTTCCAAAATCATGTTACCGTCATCGTCTGTCACCTCGCTTTCTCTGAAGGTCGGATCACCGCGTTCGGCGATTACCATCCATGAAATCGTATCTGTGGATGAAGAATTTTGGCATTCGATTGTGATCGTATCTCCGCTGAAAGAACTGCGAACTGCATCCCAACCGGTTTCATTAGATGTGAATGTCTGTGGATTTTTTGTAAGCCATTCAAAAGTTCCAGCGGTCATTCCAAATTTCGTGTCGATAGAAATAGAGGCTACTCCATCTACTAAGTCGACCTTTCCTCTATATATGAGGTCTATTAACGGCCCTTCGATACTTGAGTGTACTAAATCGTACCCTTCTCGAAGTCCGTGCGGAATTTGAAAACTCTTGATGGCCCCTGATGTCAGACTTGTCGTCCAAACACCATAAGTATCTTGGTATCCCAAAATCGCGTACTCGGACGAGTCTGCGCTAATGCCGAACACCCCGCCGTGACTCGCAGATTGCGTTTTTCCGTAAACCCCATAATGCGCGGCGCTCAGTCCATACACTCCCCAATGCGCTCCGGCGCAGGCACCATGCACGGCGATACCCGCACCATCAGTCGTGGCATATATGCCGGTATTCGTGCTGCTAGCATTATCTAACTGCACCCGAAGGCCGGCACGACCTGTCGTGTTGTCGTAGATGTATGTCTGGTAGCTTGTGCTTCCCGCAATGCCTATTCCAATTTCGCCAGTGCCGAGAATATCGAGAGCGGTCGGACTCGTTACAGACCCTACATTGCCGCCGTCTGGAACTTGAATGCCGGTGTCCGAAATCGTTAACGCAGTAGTGGAAGTGCCCGCTTTCATCGTATTAAAAACTAACTTACCGTCTTCTTCTGTATCAGTAACGTCGGTTGCTACTGAATAGATTTGAGCAGCAGTCCACAGTTGATCGTTGTCGTTCTCCATCAAGAACTGGATGATTCCGCCGCCATCGGCATCGTCGGGGCTTGCAGAATATCTCGTTAAATTAAAGACCGGCCCAGTGTTTGCGTCATCCTTATCTTGAACCACTCCCAATTGAGCAATGTTGTTTCCTGTGACAGACATACTCAGACCAGAATCCGCCACATGAGTGAGCAGGACATCGGTATGCTCGCCGAATCCAAGAATTGCGGCATCAGATGAAAGCGTAAGGGAATTAGCCAGCAAACTTGCTACGGCCGCGCCAGCTCCTGCACCATCCGCGTAGATGATGTCAAATGTACCAGTCGCTATGCTGACATTCGATCCACTTCCTTGAGTAAAGGTAGCAGTTTGACCACTGGAATTAACTACAAAATAAAGTTTATCCTGATCATTAGGGCTAATTGTGATTGTATTTGTACCACTTGGAGAACCTCCTAGAACAAGCACTTTATACATCCCATCGGTTAATGTGCCGTCCGTAGTCGTTAAAGTATGAGTAGTCCCAGATAGTGAAATAGAACCAACGCCAGACAATACTCGGTCGATAATGTCAAAATTTGTGTTAAGTGTACCTCCCCACGCCCCCTCCTGTTCACCTGCCGCAGGTTTTTCAATTCCGTTGTTTACTGTGTAACTACTAGCCATTTATGACATCTCCAATGCAGCTACTCTACTTTCTAGCGCTTCTATTTTTGTGACTGCTTCTTGTAGCGCTGCGGTTAGAACAGGAATCATCCTGCTTCGATCAATACTTTGTGGAGCAATTTCACCATCTTTCATGGCATCTTTTTCACCTGTTACCGCTTCAGGCACCACTTCAGCCGCTTCATGGGCCAAAAATCCGTCTTTAATCGTTTTGTTTTCATCAGCTATCCAATTAAACCGTCTTGGTTTTAGCGCTTTAACTCTATCGATTGCCCCGGTCAGGTCAGTTATATTTTCTTTTAACCGATAGTCCGAAGTCTCGCTAAAAGCCACACCAGCATTATCTGCGTCCATTGAGATGCTGCCGCAATTCGCACCACTTGCATTAGCAAAATAAATATAATATGTATGTTCAGAGGACTCTGGCATCATAGACATACCGTATCTTGTGCCAGCACCATAGAATTTAATATAACATTTGGAAGTTGTTCCAACGGAACTAGATGTGCCTACAAAAAGTTCTCCATTGGCTCCAGTATCTGAACCTATAAAAGCATCTTGTGTGTAAACATCTGACCAACGAAGTGAGCTAGAGCCTAATTGATAAGTACTATCTGCATTAGGAGTAACATGACCTACAACATCACCATTAAAAGTAATATTGTCTGAGGCATCGCTACCTAAAGTGACACTGCCATTAATCGTAGCTGATCCCGCAAATACGACTCCGCCCGCAGAGGTAATTTGCAGTGCGCCGGTACTACTTGCTGAACCAAGGTAGCCATTGTTAGGAATAACGATATTATTTCCAACAGTCATTAAGCCACCGCCAGTATAGGTTCCAGATACATTCAGACTTGGAACTTGAATACCGGCATTCGTTATAGTTAAGTTAGTAGTAGCAGTGCCATCTTTCATCGTATTAAAAACTAACTTACCGTCTTCTAATCCATCAGCAACGTCGGTTACTACTGAATAGATTTGAGCCGCAGTGAACAGTTCATCGCTGTCGTTCTCCATCAAGAACTGGATGATTCCGCCAGCATCGCTAGCAGTGGGTTCTCCAGAATATCTCGTTAAATTAAAGACCGGCCCGATATTGGCGGCAGTCTTATCTGTAGTCACTGATAATTGGGCAACATTGTTTCCGGTGACAGACATAGTCAGACCAGTGTCCGCCACATGAGTGAGCAGAACGTCCTGATCGTCACCGAAATAAATTATTGCGTTGTCGGAATCAAGAACAGCATCACCACTAACGGTCAGATTTCCCCCAGAAGACAGCGACATCTTCTCTGCTGCGGCTTCACTGGCGGCAGTCTTAAATGATAATTTCGTAGCATTATTGCTTGAGCTAAAGTCTCCTTCTGAGACTGCCGCTATCTCTGCTGCTACTAAAATCGCATCTGTGCCGGTAGCTTCATCGGGTGCTTGAAACTGAATCTTGCCTAATACATCTGCGGCGGCAACATCAGTATCACCAGATTGAAGCAATACAGTAGCGGGACTTGCACTTGTAGCTGGATTTTTTATAGTTAATTTAGTAGCTATATTTAAATCAACGAACAAATCATAAACAACCGCTCCACCACCTGCGCCATCAGTCGCTATTACTTTTACATCACTTGCGGGAATTGCAACATTAGCTCCAGACCCTTGAGAAAATGTTAATGTATAACTTGTCGCATTTTCTATTATCCAAATTTTGGATACTGTATTAGGTGCAAGCGTAACCGTACACGCTTGTCCACCTCCAGTGCATTTTAGATAAAAGTTACGAGCCTCATCTACAGCACCATCCGCCATCGTTATTGTATGGGTGGAGGCATCAGCGATTGCTTCTGAACCATAGCCAAATGCTTCTCCAATTAACTCCAGATTAGTGTTAGTGGTGGTTCCCCACGTAGTTGCTTGATCTCCATCACCTATTTCTTCAAGTCGTAAATCGTTTACATATGTACTAGCCATAATATTTCCTTACGCTGCTATGTCTTCCCAAGTTATTGACTGTGAATCATCAACCTCTGACCAAGTTACTGTTTGCGAATCGTTTACCGCAGACCATGTTATGGATTGAGCGTCATCTACTAACCCCCATACTAATACAGGTGCTACAGCTCCTGTTCCTACTACACCCGTGGCAGATATATTGGCATCACCTGTAACTGTTACACTTCCTACAGAACCTGTTCCTGCTACTCCGGTAACATCTACAACAAAATCAAATTCAACGGTTACACTTCCAACAGAACCTGTACCGGCTACTCCGGTAGCAGATATAGTTGAACCAAAACTTACAGTTACACTTCCAACCGATCCTGTACCAGCAACACCCGTTGCACTGACTGTTACTCCAGAACCTTCGGTAATAGTGACTGAACCAACAGCCCCTGTCCCTGCTACACCTGTAACAGATACAGTTATATCAACAATCGCCTGACCGTATTTTCCGCTTCCGTAGGTATCTCTTCCGTAACCAGCAGCCATTTGAGTTATGCGATCCTTATAATAGCGTTACTGGCATCTGCCGCAGGGAATGCAATAGTAAAGTCGCCAGAACTAGACGCTTTATCTGCCCCAAAATCTAAAATCAGAACCGCAGGATCTCCGCTGGCGCTGTCATTAAAAATCATTGCACCACGCGCCGTGATTGTACTGGAGGACCATGTAGTATCTGCAAAATCCGTATACGCCGTGGTGCTACTGGTTGTCGGATCTGCGTTAGTAAGCGTGTTACCTTTAGCTGAATAGTTGCCAGAGCTGGCAACCTCATTGCTTGTTGTATAAGCTGTTGTAGCCGCCGATAAAGTCGCAGAAGATGTATACAACGCTATTTTAAAGGTGTNTCCACCGCTATTTAAAAAATTATGTTTCGCTTCAAGTAACTCTTTCTTGAAACTAGTACACATTGCTTGTGTTATTGCCATTTATATATCCTCTATATTTTTAGCTATGCCCCAGTGTCCCTGCTTTTCTAAAATTACTTTTATAGTTGCTCGCTCACTTTTTGCGACTTTATAAAAATAATCTATTAACAACGCTTTTATTTGTGCTCTGTAAGCAACCGCTTGTTCACGCAAAGGCATCGGGGTATCCACAGAAATAGCGACAATTCGATTAACTGCCAGCTCTGCCCATTCTTCAGCGTTCATACCTCTGTTAATAGTGGTAACAACCGTAGGCGTTCCAATATCTGCTTCTACATTTACGTCAAACAACGGCTCTTCTTCCTTGCCCTGCTCTATAAGTATCATTACGGTTTTTATATTCAGCTAATTCTTTTAACATGACTAATGAAGCATCATATCTTTTTTGATACTCCGCCATCATATCCGGCTCTCCTTTCATAAAGGTATAAGCCTCAAGAATACTTCCATATAAAAGCACCGAACTAAAATTATCCCCAATCCATGTTGTAGTCGCAGTAGTAATGGTTTCTGGGTAATAGTAGTAATGCAACTCCATTGTATAACCAGAATCAGGAGTCGGCCCTAGTATCAATGTCGTATCATCAAAAAGCGCATAATATTGTGGGAGTCCTTTATTATCCCCCGCCGCAGGGTAGGCTTCCCGTATAAAATTAGTGTCTTTGTTTATCAGATAACTATAATTACTACTGCCATCTAATACCGCTAATGAAAAGGTATCCAGCCAATCGGTAGGCAGTGTTAAATATTGGTTACTCGTTGTTAAAGCGCCTGTTACATTTTTACGCAGATAAGCTATCTGTACTGTATTATAAATACGCTGTTCAGCTTGCGTAATAAACACATTGATGTCAGTCGTTGTAAATTCATTTTCTACATAAGACTGAATAGCTGTTTTTAAACTTTCATAGTTCATNATTAATTCGAGTTCTTACTAAACCCAGTACCTTTGGTTGCTGCACCTTTACCCTTCATCTGTTGTGTTTGGGTATTCGGTATCTTATTTGGATACCCGTCCATTTTAGGTACAGGCACAGGTTTAGGTTGGTTTGTGTTTGCTTTATGTTTTTTCATTTATAACTCCTACGAGGTAGTGACCGTAACCGATCCTACTTCTCCTGTTGCTTTTAAATCATTGGGTGTTACCCCACCACTATCATTAAACCCTACTGGTCCCCAACCCCATTGAAACACCCTACTACCAACACTATTTGCAGTTTGCGCGTAAGAGTTATCAGGTCTTGGGTTTCTAATTGCTTGCGGGTCATTAACTGGGTACAAGCCCACAAAATTTTGTGGTTGATCTGATTCCCAACAAGTGGAGCACACTAGAATATTAGTCTTACGCGCTCTAATATAAATTTCTTTAAGGCGGTTTAATTTATATTGAAACCCGCAACGATCACAATCTGCGATTGCGTGTTTAGCTGATGCGAATTTCTGAGCCATATCAGTTTACGTAATATATCTGTGGAGTAATTAGTAAAGAGGCTTTATCCCTGTCTTCATCAGAAGCAAGTAGCCAAGCTTCGTCATACATTTGTTTGAGAACAAGTACACGTTGTTCTGACCCCGGTATTTTTATTGCTAAATGATAAGCAAGACCTGCTACCATTGCTGGAAGAAACCTAAACGGGACATCCATTGTATTAAACCCACTTCCTGCATCTAGTATCCTAGCTAGTCGCCAATACACTAGCGTATAAGTAGCCGCACTATCCGGCACAGGCCACAAAGTAACGGTAGGGTTTTGCACCCCGCTTGCTTCAGTAGCTCCACTTTTACGATCTATGTATATCTGGGTAGGTCTACCCGTTGTGGTTTTATTAGGAATTGCTGCGTAACTGGATACCGTTATCCTAGATAGGGCTAGATCAGATTGCGTAGTACCTGACCCAGTACGAATAACGTATTCTAGTAAGTCAACTGTATCAACAGCAAGGTCGTAAGTTGCAGTTCCTGAAGTTAGTAGCTGCGTACCTGACTCTACAGTCCAGAGATTAATACCTCGATTTGCCCACTCTGCGAATAATAGATTAAGCGAACGTCTGGCTGTTTTAAGATCATACCCAGAACGTAATTCAGAACCTGCTCGTTCAAATGCTTCTTCTACAATTTCATTAAGATCCAGATCAAATGTAGCAGTTGAGGAAGTTGTCATATTTCATACCACTATCTATGTTTAGCTCTGGTTTTGCCTTTACGTGCAATACCATCAATAGATTTTTTAGCAACAGATTTTTTAGCAGCAGATTTTTTAACAAGACCGCCTTTTTTAAAACCTTTCGGCCCACTACGAAACTCTCCGCGTGTAATATCGCCTTTTACAAAAGCTTTCACCTCCGCCATCGTGGGGAGTCTTCCGAGTTTTTTAGCTAGTCCTTTTACTGCTCCTGCTCCTCCTACTCCTCCTCCTACTGCTGCTACTAGGCTAGCAATTGTTCCCGCCCTTCCTCCAGCAGTCTTTCCTAAATACTTGTCTATAGCTTCTGAAGTTCCAGCATCTTTTCCCAACCGTTGTGGTTGACTCAAAATACTTTTCTTTCGTGCATTCCATGCGCGCGTTCGCGGATATCGAGCTGCATTGATATCATTATCCGCAGTACCAACCCTACCCTCTGATTTACGAAATTCAGTTGGTTTTACAGGTCCGCCTGTACCAATATCCCCCCGATTTTTTCTTTTCGCGAAGTCTTCGCTAGCGTCATAAGTAGATCTGCTTTCAGTTGGTTTTTTAATTCTCCGCTTTACCGCTGTATGAATTGGAGCTTTATTTCTTGGTGTTTTATCACCTGACCTTATCCCCGGTACAGCATTTCCGCTTTCAGTTGGTTTTTTAATTCTCCGCTTTACCGCTGTATGAATTGGAGCTTTATTTCTTGGTGTTTTATCACCTGACCTTATCCCCGGTACAGCATTTCCGCTTCGGGCAACAGCAGTAGTAGGTTTAGCTGCTGCTGCTAGTCTTTGTGCTCTTGCGTTATCCCGTCGCCCCTGAGCTGTCACTTTCTCAGCAGCAGTACGTTTATCTGGTTTTTTATCTTCTATCTTACGTTCTTTCTCTGCGGCAGCTTTAGTAGGGCGTTTACCAGTTCTATTCCAAGCGTTCATGTAATCTCGAAGACCTTTGGTATTGGTCGGAAATCCAGCCTTTACTAACTGATCTCTAGTTACATTTGCTTTTCCGTTAACCGTTTTATCAGACCCTACGCCAAACTTAGCTTTAGTTCCTGTCTTAGCTGCACCGGTTGCTAGTCTTTGTGCTCTTTTATTGCTTCTTCTACCTGCCGCTGTCGCAAGTTGTGCTGCGGTAGGAGTAGTAGCTTTTTTATCATCTTTTTTATCAGCTTTCTCTTTCGCTCTAGCAGCAGCAGATTCAGGATAACCTTCATCCGTAAAAAGTTTGCGTTTACGTTTTTGTTCTTCCTCAAAAAATTTACCAAAAACTGAACCCACCATTTTAATATCCTCTATTTAAGCGTGATACGCAGTCATGTTAGTAAAGGTAGCAACCGTGTATTGCACATAAACGCCTTCACTAAACACAACACCTTCATCAGGAACAGTG